CCGCGAAAATCATTGATTTAATCTCTAGCTACGATCAGGCCAGATCCCTTTATGGTGAGGGGTCTCAGCTTGCCAGGATGTGCAAAGCATGGTTCCAGGCTAATAATTCAAGTGACCTATATTGCGCATCTTTAGACGATGCCGGTGGTGGAGTAGCTGGAGCAGGAAGTTTCGTTTTAGGCGGGACAGCCTCTGCAGATGGTTCTCTCGTTGTATACATAGGCGGTCAGAGGATAGCAATATCAGTCACTAGCGGACAGACAGCTACATTAATAGGTGATGCACTGGTAGCAGCTCTCACCCCGGACTTGCCTGTTACTGGATCTAACATCACTGGAACAGTCACTATCATTGCGAAAAATAAAGGATTGGCCGGTAATGATATTGACCTTCGTGTTAATTATAATTCAGGCGAAGAATTACCGAGTGGTATCACCCTTTCTGTCAATCAAATGGTTAATGGAGCTAACAATCCAGCTATTCAAGACGTTATTGATATTATCGGTGATGAGTGGTATAACATAATTTGTTCCCCGTACAATGATGCAACGAACATGACTGCAATCGAAACAGAGCTAGACAGCCGGTTTGGACCTCTGCGTATGATAGATGGTATGTATATCACTTCTAAGCGTGGGACCCTCGCGCAACTGTCCGCATACGGAAATGGAAGAAATTCCAAACACGTGACTTGTGTGCATTCCTACAAAATCCCTTCATCTTCTTTTGAAGTAGCTGCCTCCTATGCCGGTGTTATTGCAAAGGAAGGTCAGGCGGACCCGGCTCGGCCGTTTCAGACGCTCGAATTACCGGGAATGCTTCCCCCAGCGGTCACTGAAAGATTTACTCTTCAGGAAAATAATACGTTGTTGTATGATGGGATTGCTACATTTTACGTGGATAATGGTGGAAAGGTCCGTATACAAAGAGCTATCACTATGTATCAGACGAATGCCCTCGGGTCCGCTGATATCGCGTACTTGGACGTGAATACGCTTCTTACACTTATGTTCCTGCGGTACGATTTTCGTACACAAATCTTGAATAAGTATCCTAGAGCGAAACTCGCAAATGATGGCGTACAACTAGGAGCCGGACAGCAAGTAATGACGCCGAAGCTCGGCAAGGCCGAAGCTATTAACATTTTCCGCGGATGGGAAAACCTGGGATTGGTTGAAAATATAGACCAATTCAAAAATGATTTAATCTGCGTTCGGTCTACCACAGACCCTAACAGATTGAATTGGATTTTACCTCCGGACCTTATGAATCAGTTCCGTGTCGGTGCCTCTACAATTCAGTTCTTGTTGTAGAGTCTTGAGTTAATTAAATTAAAAATCAAATAATGGAGGAGTAATATGTCAGATGGAAGAAGTGGATTAATCGCCGGTATAATTGAATTTAAGATCAATGGCGAAATCCAGCAAGCAAAGGGAAATTTCACCTACAATCTCGGGAAGCCGAAAGTAGAACCTATCATTGGCGCCGATGGTGTCCATGGGTTTAAAGGTCTGCCTCAAGCCCCGAAGATAGAGGGTGAGATAACTGATAGAGCGGACTTGGATGTGGAAGCTTTCGTAACTATACGGAATGCGACCATAACACTGAGCTTATCTAATGGGAAGGTTATTGTTCTTAAGGGAGCAGCCTATACAGGTGATGGTGATGTACAGACCGAGGAAGCTAACATACAAGCGATGTTCCAAGGCATAAGTGCCGAAGAAGTTCGCTAATTAAATAACAATTCAACAAAGGATATCGAATGTCTGAAGAAATAAAGACGATTGAATTACCCCACGAAATCACATTGGAATTTCCGGTGGAATGGGGAAAGAATGAAGATCCACGTACCACTATCACAGTAGTGCGTCGGCTCAAGACCAAAGATTTTAAAGGGATGCCAGCGGGAGGTGATAGCCTCTTGTATGACCATCTATTGAAATTAATGTCAAGGATGACCGGAGAGTCTATGGCTTTTATTGAAGAGCTAGACGCCAGTGATATGATGAAAGTCGCGGAAGTGGTGAACCATTTTTTGCCGAGTGGTCGCCAGATTGGAGGCAGTATATAGCTGTCTTTATGGGGACCTTCCATATGCAACCATCTGAGATATACAACTTAGATGCCGAGGATTTCAAATTTTTTCAAGAACAAGCCAAAGCATTTATAGAAGCACAGAATAAAGCTAATAAAGGATAACAATGCCAGTTCCTCCAATTCGGATAGTACTCCAAGGTGTAGACCAATTTTCTAAACAGATTGGTAGTGCGACGAGTCGTCTGCAAAAGATGGGGACGAAGATGCGGAATATAGGGATGGGAATGTCACTAGCTCTGACAGCTCCTATCGCTATGTTCGGCGTGTCTACACTTCGGGTCGCTGGTGAATTTCAGCAATCCATGAATCGTGTCGGGAATGTAACGCAAGCGACCGGTGAGCAGATGGGTAGAATGACGAAACTTGCTAGAGTGATGGGAGCTACTACTCAGCACACTGCATCCGCTGCTGCCGAAGGCATGGTATTCCTAGGAATGGCAGGATTTAAAACAGAGCAGATTATTTCCGCTCTACCAGCGACGTTAGATTTAGCAACGTCAGCACAGATTGAGTTAGGGGAAGCTGCGGATAAAGTTAGTAATATTATGAGTGGTATGCGATGGGGCGCAGAGCGTACGACAGAGGCTGTTGATAAGCTCACCATCGTTACCCAGAACGCCAATACTAACATGATACAAATGGCCGAGGCCATGTCGTTCGTGGCTCCAGACGCTGCTGCTGCTGGAATTTCATTAAGGGAAACAGCAACCTGGATTGGTGTCCTTAGTAATAATGGGATACAAGGAGCCAGGGCTGGAACGTCTTTGAGAGCTGTACTTGCATCATTACAAAAACCAACGATAGAAGCGCAAAAAGCTCTAGTTCAATTGAAGATTCCACGCAATGCTATCATGGATGCTCAAGGCAAGCTCTTAGGTCTACGTCAAATAATAGAGTCGTTTGAAAAGGCCGGAGCAAAACCTGCAGACATGATAGCAATCTTTGGTCGCAAGATGGCGACTGGTATGAATGCAGTGGTAGCTTCCGGAGTAAAAGGATTTGATGAACTAAATAAAAAAGTAGGAGAGGATTGGCCTGGAGCTGCAAGGAGGGCTGCAGAGGCTTTTGAGAAGAGTCTACCAGGACAATTGAAAGCTCTTACATCTGCTTGGCAGGAGTTTCAACTAGCCATCGCAGACTCTGGATTACTGCAAATGGCAGCCGATTTAGTTGTAGGATTAACCGGCATCCTCCGGTCTATCGCCAAAGTAAGTCCAGCTTTCTTGAAGATTGCTACAATTGTCGCGATAGTGGTAGCTGCGATTGGTCCATTGCTTTTTATAGTAGGTCAGCTCATTACATCAATCTCAGCGATAGGTGGTGTGATAGCTTCTGCAGGAGGTGCTATCGCTATTATCTCAAATCCAATAGGATGGGTAGTAGGTGGTATCATGGCACTAATCGCAATCCTTAAAATCGCAGGATTATCCTGGAAAGAAATTTGGCGATTGATGCTCATAAGTATATGGCCGATGGTCGCAGTAGTGGAGTGGATAATAGAAAACTGGAGCGGCCTCTTACCGTTCTTTAAACTATTATTCTTGACTGTAGGATACCTATTCAAAAAGTTCGCGAAGCTGATAGGATGGCTGCTCACTCCAGTGATATGGGTCTTAAAGAAATTAATCAATTTAGTAAAATCTATATTGTCTTTCGGATTAGATAAATTAACAGGACTAGCGAAAGCTATTCTACCTGAGGAATTACAGCAACGGATTGGGCTGATAGGCCCGACCGCGACCTCAACGACGGGAGGGGCTCCAGCGGTGGCTCCTCCAGCGCAAAGTACACAAAAAGTAGAGGCCGTCGTGAAATTTCAAAATCCTCCAGCCGGAACTACAATTGAAAGATTATCTGGTCCGCTTACTCTTGAGTCTGAACGAGGCCAATATCTACCGCAACTTGGAGGGGCTTTTTGATGGCATGGCTTGACGATTATAGACAAGCGTCTTTTCGTGGGATTCCATTTCATGTCCCAGCCTATGAAGGCAACGGTGGGAGGCGTCTACAGGTTACAGAGTTTCCTGGGGAAGATACTCCATACGTTGAAGATTTTGGCAAGAAAGCGATGCATCAAAGCCTGGAAGTGTATGTAATAGGAGACGACTATCACCTTGTGCGGAATAGGCTCATAAAGGCTTTGGATGCTCCCGGGAAAGGTCTTTTAGTACATCCGTATCTTGGTGATATGTACGTAATGATAGAGTCATATACGTGGAGAGACAGCTCTCAGGAAATGGGAATGGCTCGGTTTACAATTGGATTTGTAGAGGCCGGTGCTTTACGATTTCCTACGACTACTGTCGACACGAAAGGAGCTGTCGCTTTGGCAAAGGAAGCAGCGGAAACAGCGGTCATAGAAGATTTTAGTGAGGAATTTTCTATCGTTAATAAAGCTATCTCTATCGTTAATGCGACTGGTAGAGCTATCACTGCTGGATTTGCTCTTATGGAAACTGCAAAACAGACAGTCGCTTCTGCTTCTAGCTATCGGCGGAGTTTAGAGAATGTAGCTAATCAAGCTCTAGCGATGATGTATGATGGACTAGAATTGATGGAAAATGTTAAGGATTTAATGACGTTTGGAACAAATGCTAACGATGATACAGAAGCTACTGAAGATAATGCTAGAGCCTCGTATGAGGACATGAAACCAATGTATGTATACGATCCTACCGCTGCGACAACTGAAGATGATGATCCTACAAAACTTTTTCAAGAATCGTTCAACAGATTAGCTTTGATTAATCAAGCTGGTCTACTTTCTTTTATTAATTTTCAATCAAAGGAAGAAGCTGAAGAATTACGCGACGAAGTCTTTGCTGGAATTGACTCGGTGCTAGAGGCAACAGTGTCTGACGATGTATACGATACATTCTACTCATTAAGGACAGCAGTTGCCCAGGACATAGATGAGAGGGCTCGCAAGTTACCTAGACTTGTGAATAAAACTTTAAATATCTCCACTCCAGCGATGATACTTTCTTATGAGTTGTATGGCACGATTGCCAGGGAACAGGAGATTATAGATAGGAATAGAGTAGTGCATCCAGCTTTTGTCCCAGGTGGAATACCAATAGAGGTGCTAATAAATGTTTAATGATGTTTCCTTAAAAGTCGACGGACAAAAGCTAACCGGCTGGACGGATGTTTCAATTAAACGTTCGGTAGATACAGTTGCCGGTTCATTCAAGTTTTCTGTTGTAGACATTTGGCGTGGTGATGCTATATACCTAGAACCGCAAATGGAGGTAGACGTATACATAGGCGACGACCATATAATACGAGGGTATCTAGAAGAACGTGATATATCTATTGGAGCAGAGTCAAACTCTATATCACTTTCCGGGAGATGCCGGACAGGGGATTTAGTAGATTGTTCAATACTCGATGCTCCAGGTTCTTGGAAAGAAATTGATCCTTTAAAATTAATTACAACTATCTGTGACCCTTTTGATATAAAGGTTATACGAAAAGCAGATCTCGGAGAAAAGTTGCAAGACTTTTCAATTAATGGAGGAGAGTCTGTATATGAAGCAATCGCTAGGATATGCGAGAACAGAGCGGTACTACCGATATCTGATGCGAAGGGGAATTTAGTATTGACTACAATCGGGGATGCCAGAGCGTCTGATAAACTTATATACGAATACAATATAATATCGGCGCAATTGAAACAAAGTCATAAGGATAGGTTTTCCCATGTGTTTGTGAAGGGACAGCGGAGTAACAAGGGGAACGGCTGGGACAAGGGTACAACTGGAATTTTTGGTAAGGCAGAAGACGAGAATGTAGACCGGTGGAGGCCGAAGATAATAGTTCCGGGAAGTGGGCTAACTAATGAAGGAGCCAAGACAAGAGCAGCCTGGGAAACACAGATTCGTGCCGGTCGTAGTAGTACGATACAAGTGAACGTAGCTGGATGGCGACAGTATACTCAAGAATTATGGCGTGAAAATCTTATTGCATTTGTAGTGATACCGCATTTAGGCGTGGAAGGTGATATGTTAGTAAAAGATGTAGAGTATACATTGAACTCTACAGGACGGGCACTAAGCATGGGACTGGTACTCCCGGAGATATATGCTCCCGAACCTAAAGTAAATATTAAGAAGAAAAAATCTAAACGGAATACGGTGATATGGCGATGAGTCTATCAGTACAAATCCAAAAGCTCTTAGACCCTATAAGAACCAGCATCCGCATGATACTGAGTCGTGCGATTGTGAACGTAGTAAACGATACAACGAAAATGCAATTAATGCAGATTGAAGCATTAAGCAAGGAAGTAAAAGACGACGTGGAACGTATACAAAACTATGGGTTCACCAGTTGTCCAAAGCCTGGAGCAGAGGCTTTCGTAGGTTTTATAAATGGTAATAAAGATCAAGGTGTTATCATTGCGGTGGATGATTCTCGCTTTCGGCTTAAAGGGTTAGAGGCCGGTGAAGTCGCAGTATACAATTTCACCGGGAGTAGTGTGATACTAAAGAAGGATGGGTCTATTGTCTTGAATTCTGATAAAATTAAACTGGGAAGTGACTCACTCCTACCACTAGACGGAGTTGTAACTGGACAATGTCTGTGCGCCTTCACTGGTGCTCTACATCCGGATAAATCATCTAAAATCTTAGCAGCGAAATCATAATATGCCAATCCCATCAAATGCTATAATAATATCTCAAGTGAAAGCTGCGATGCTTGCCGAAGGATTTGATCTTACTAATGCTCCATTAACAGATAAATTCGTGGAGATCTTAGTTGAGAATATCGTCAATGCAATTAAACTTGCAACGGTGTCAACGACAGTAACGACGGTGGTTATAGGTACTCTACCAGCGGGACCAGTCGCAGCGAGTGGAACAGGTGCTGGAACAGGAGGGATATCCTAATGCCTTGGACTTTAGTAGCTCCGCGATTAAACGACATCACTAATATCTCTGCATTGGTAGAGTATAACGGAAAGTTGTATGGCGGAACAAAAAGATCGGAGCCGTCTAGTGAAGGTGGGAAATTATTAGAATGGGACGAGGCAGGTTCTCAGTGGATTGAGAAAGTACCGATGCTCGTTAATGCGAACTCAATTGAATCTTTATTAGTTGTAGATGGGCGAATCCTTGCCACGACTGGTATTTACCATGGAGCATCACTATCAGATGCTGGGCAATTGCTTGAAACATTCGTGGTTCCTGGAGTATGGGGACAAGTCTGTGCTAATAAATATTTTCAATTGTACGCTTATGGATTGACCCTCTTCAATGACGAAGTATATGCCGGAACATTCGAGCGAATGTACTTGTACGCCTATGACCGATTGACTCCAGGCTGGAAAGACAAAGCTGTATTTCCTAATGTACCTAATCCTCCACCGGCTCAAGCAGCTCGGGCTCTAGCAGTCTATCGTGGTAGACTATACATGACCACTGTGATACATGGGTATCTGTTTGAATATGATGCCGTAGGAGCGAACTGGATCCAGGTGGCTGGTTCATGGCCGGTGTCTACAGGTGGTAGCTATTCCCTGTTCACGCACGATGACGGCAACGGTGAACGCTTGTATACTGTAAAGGAGCCAAACGGTGATCTACTACGATGGAATGATGCATTTACATGGGGAAGTAAGTATCCGTTAGCCAGTCCGCAGGTTGAGTTCGCGGAAAATGTAGTGATAGGAGGTACTAAAGTAGGAGTCCGATTAAGAGCGACTGCAACGGCTTTTGAGCAATTCCCCGGAGTATCTATTAAGCCTCCATGGGTTCCTGGAGATCCATGGTATATATGGAAATTCCAAGGGATACCTGCAACTCAGTATCCACCACCAAACTCCCGTTTTGGATTTACTGATAATTCAACTTATGATGGGAATACCTATGACTTCCATCATGGCGTGACGGGTAATCGTGTCTTTTTAGAGATACTATCCGACGTCACGGGGACTAATACGTACATCAGGCTAAAAGCGATAGCTGATGGTATTGATGATCTAGGCGTCGGTTTTGAATTAATTAACTACGATTGGTACGACACCTATCCCATAGCCGATTTTCAAACCAAGAGTTTCAAACTTGAACTTTCTGGAAATTTCGCTCGTATGTTATATGATGGTCTACCAATGGTAACTCCACAGACTGATGGAGATGGTTGGACTGGTTATACATCATCACTGTTCGGTGATGGTAGACCGGTAGCTCCTCTTGCTTCTCAAACTTTCTGGGTGCAACTGGATGACAATTTCGACGTCCTCGAATCTGAATTAATAATTTCTGATTTGCCTTTTATTTCAGGAGTGCAATCTTATACGACAATCCCGCACGCAGGAGCCTGGGAATTAGCTGCTCCAGGGATTGGCTTCGGTACGAAATTAGCTATGTCCTACAACGGATACATATATGCTGGAGCGTTCGGAGTAAATGGATCGGCACTCTACCAGTGGGATAATATCAGTGCCTGGATTACAGTCGCTGCATCATACGGAACGCAGGAAATTACGAGCTTGTATGGGTACAATGGTGATATATTCGCCGGAACAGAACCTGATGGGATGTTGTTAAAATTTACTCCGGCAGCTCTAGTGATAGATCTGAATGGTGTACCGACTGAAGAATTTATTAGTACTCCTCAACTGGCCAGAACCACGAACGTGAACAGTGGTCTACCAGCTATACCACCGGAGCAAGAGGGAGACATTCGTATTAGCCTGAATGTAAATGACGGGTACATAGATTGGATACTTGCTGACCGGGATGTCGAGCGGGACGCTGGATTTGAGACGGCTATTATGCTCACACTACTTACGAACAAACGAGCAGATGATAATGATATACTTCCGGACGACTATGGGGATAAGGGTGGATGGTGGGGAGACTCCGTTCCGAATGTAGTTGGGGACCAGATTGGTTGGAAGGGATGGCTTTTAAGAAGGGAACAAACGACAGATGCTGTTATCGCTCGATGCAAA